TAATTTGCGGTGTTTTTTATTTTCTGGGGAATAGATGTCAATTTGATACGGGGAATATTTGGGGAAAAATATCAAGATCCCATATAAAAGCCTTTCAATATAATTTATTTGTACTGAAAGGCTTTTTCACAATTATTTATTTTTCCAGCACTCCATTATTTCGAAGCGTTCACATATATTTCTACTTCTAACCCAATTCATTAAATCCCAAAATAACCCAAACCCAAAATCCGAAATACCTTCTATTCTTTTGTATTTATATTCATTGAATCCTTCATTAGAACCTATATATTCCAAATTTTTATGATATATAGGACGTAAACAATCTTTTATATCTAATCTTATTCTATTAAAATAATACGCTAAACAATATAAGTATTTATCAATATGAGCGCCTTCATCAACAAAATAATTATAAAAATCTGATATTGTTACAATTAAATTCCTGATATCTGTCAATTCATCTATTCTTTTAAAATTATTCTTTAATAAAATATTTTTCAACTTCTTTCTGCATGCATCAACATTTGTAAAATTATGTTTTGAAAAATTAGCACAAATATATATAACATCACTTCTTTTTATTTTTAGATCAACTTCCAAGTCAAATGAAGCAAAATAAAAATCTTCATATATAACTTCTTCATGATACCACTCTTTTAATAGGTTCAATGAAACACACAAGTTTTCCAATTTGCAATTACATAATTTACTATCAATACTCATTTCAAGAAGCAAATCAAAACACGATTTTCTATTACGATTGCTATTCAAAATATTCCCGGCAGCGGAAAAGAAATCAATGGTGTGAGCAAAAAAATATTTAAGACTTTCCATATTTTTGGGCAATATTGTTCCCACACCATTGTTGATTGTTATGCATAAAGTAGAATGATTAACAATTCTATCAAAAATCTGAGTAGAAGCTAATAACAAACAAATTTCTTTTTCAATGTCATTAAACTCAAAATTTTGTTCCATCAAGCACCTCCAAATCCATAATTTCTTTTTTATTATAACATGGAACAATATTACAGAATCATCTTCATATTTTAACTGTTATTCCAGCCATCACATTACCTTGCCTTCCGGCGATCCAACCACCAATATTGTTTTTGACTGGAAAACCTATCATACCAACAGCACCATCTTTAGAAGCTCCTATACCAATTTCCCAGTGCTTAGTCTTATCAATCACAGGTACTGTTATATTTAAGTCTGATCGGCTTGTTTGATTTAACTGTAACTTATATTTATCAAAAACATACTTTTCATCATCAGCCTTTTTTATTTCAAAATCTTTGCCATTTACTTTCACTGCCAGCTCCTGCTTGCCAACATTTACATCAACATCTGTTTTTTCTGTGCTTCCGTCCTGGTAGATATACTTAGGCACATAAACAATTTCTGTTTTAGTATCAGTTTTATATTTTACTTCTGTCTTCATCTCAGGCTCTGCAACTGGGCAGGTGTGCAACCATGCACGTGCATGCCCACCGAGAATAAAAGCAGCCACGCATAACAGTAATACAATAACTTTATATTTCTTTTCCACAAATATACCTCCATAAAAGTAAAAGGGCATCTTAAAGATGCCCTTTATCAATTTTTATAATAAATAATTGCCATCAAAAATCTTACCATTTATATCGTAGCTATCAGTAAATTGCCACATTGTAGCGTTAGGCCAATCACAGCGGCCACCCCATTGCGCTACCCAATAAGGCACATAATCCGCCAGCTGATCTGTATAAATTTTATTTTCCAGCCAATCTAAATTAGCATAAATACCACAGCTATATCCAGCTTCATTGCAGGCAACAATAAAAACACTGCACATATTAGTAATAGTTTGATTCGTAGGCATACCATTCCCGGATTTATAACCGTCTGCGTCTTCCATATCAAACCATAAACCCATTTCAAGTTTATCTTTGGTCAGCCCTGCATCTTGTAGAACGGATAACATATATCCAGCTTCTGATCTTGCCGCAGCTTCGTCCAAAGCGTAGCTATAGTAATATACGCCAATTTTTAGGCCGGCTGCTAACGCACCATTTACATTTTCATAAAAATTAGTATCCAAATGCCTGTTCCCAAATCCAAGCCGAATAATGGCAAAATCCATACTAGCTGCTTTTACTGCATTCCAATTCACATAACCATTATTTTCAGATACATCAATGCCTTTCAACATTTTTATTTACCTCCAATTTGTTTACCAACTTCACCTGAAGCCGTATTATATTTACTGTTAATCAATTTATTAGCTATTTGTGTAGCAGCACTTCCGCCACCTGTCATGGTAGCAAAGGTTTCATAGTTTCCCCATGTCATACCTTTATAGATCAAATACGCACTACCAAACACAAAAACAATAAACCCAATAACAGAAAGAAGGCGTGTCAATGAATAAACACCGCCTTCTTTCAGCATTTCTGATATTTTATTCATTCTAACCACCCACAACAAATTTAATGATCGCAATACTGACAGTCACAGAAGCAAGCAGCGTGCTTGCCCCCCAAATAAAGACATTCTTTATAGTAATAGCAGCAGTCTTAGTTTGTTCCAATTTCCGTATGCGCTGACTATGACTGTTCAAGCGTTCTTCTGTGCTGTCCTGTTTTTTTATGACACTTTCCATCATTATGGCTTCCAACCTTGTAAGATGCTTTGTTAAATCATCTATTTTGTCAAAAAGCCTTCTGATCGTTTCATCTGCCATATTAGCCTCCTATTGGAAAAACTTCTTCCAGCTTTTCTTTTCCTTCTGCTTCAGTAACAGCAATCAGCTTTGCTTTTATATCTTCATACCAAGCATAAGCGGCCAGTTGGCTATTGCGAACAGTATCATACGCTTTTTTCATGCCAGCATAGTTGAGCATAACAAGGTCTTTTTTATCTTTGTCCAGCCAAACCTTATAGCCGGTTTCTCCATCTTGCTTAACCATAATCGGCGTATATGCAGCCATAAAGTTAGTTATATCTTCAGGCGCACAATCAAAGCCATAAGTAACATCAGCAATTTCAATCCAACGCACTTCATCACGACGATTAGCAAATTCAGTTCCCGCTGCGTTTATGTATCTATTTTTAGCATAATCAAATGGCTCAATATCTGTGTATTGGTTCCATAGCTGATTCCACGGATAGCACGGCCGCTCATTTTCCGCGCTTATATAATCCGTATTTATAATATTGATAATTATATTTTTATCGTCTACAGCACAAATCATAACTACATCACCCCCAATTCTTTTACTATAATAGCTCCACTATTCCCAGCAGCACCATTAGCAGTACCATTACCACCACCATTACCACCACCACCACCGCCAGACACAGAAATGCTACCTTTATTCATATAAATATTTGTTATAATCATAACTCGACCGCCACCACCACCACCGCCGCCACCAGAAAGGTTACCACCTGAACTACCGGATACCCCCGCAGCTGTAACACTTCCATTAATCTTGACTGACGGCGCAATCAAAACAATATCTCCACCACCAGCACCACCATTACCACCTGAACCACGGTCAGGATAACCACCACCAGCACCCCCACCACTTCCATAGATAATTTCGTTATAATCATCAACAAAAATTCTATTCACTTCAGTTCCACCAGCGGCTCCACCAGCGTTCATATTTGCACTAGCTTTTCCACCAGCACCACCTACACTTCCATGCCCAATCCCACCACTATTGCCGGCTCCACTATTACCAGCACCGCCAGCTCCACCTTGTCCTGCTGCCGATAAAGTTCCGAATATAATTACAGCACCATGACAATGTATTTTAGTCCACTTATTTACCGTCACAGTCACGCCAGCAGGAATAAACACGCTCCGATACTGTTTCAGTCCGCTAATCGTGGCATTTCCAGTTGGTCTAAAATCGCCGTCACTGCCGTCGCCACGATCAAGCCACCATGCCGGAAAGCGATTATTTTTCACGCCTGCAAGTGTTCCCATTCCGGTGTAGCTTACCTGAATGCTTTTGCCTGCATCTGCGCTGGAAAACTCAATCAAGCCGGTGTTCCAATCTTCATCACCATCGGCATTAGTAGAATAGTCCGGCCGGAATTCGCCCGATCCCGGTGTTGCTGCAACTTCAGTCAAAGCCGTTGTTGTCGGCGTACCTGTTGTTTCATTCATATAAACAACTTTCATATTACTAGGGTCTTTCTTCTGCGGGACTTCATTTAGCCGCACTACAAACGGACTAACAGCCGGAATTATATGCACTTCTGTAAAATCTACATAGTTCGTAGTCCCTCCATCACCTATAAACGGATTTATCCGTATATTACTCGGAGCTGCCATATCATCACATCCTTTTCATATCATTTAACAAGCTGAGTATTAGCAGCCTGCTGTAAAAGTTCATTATTACGGGCATTACGCTCAATATCCAGCAAATACTTTGCCGTAGGCGGATACGGAGGCTCGCCCAACTCCATAGAAAAATCAATACCCTTTTCACCGCTGATCGTATATTTTAACTTGGTTATTGGATACTTACGTTCTTTACCTTCCTTGTCAGTTATAAGCGCCTGCCCATCTGTAGATAAACGCCGTACCCAAAACACACCGTCCGGCTTAGGATATTTCAGCTTAACACCTGTAGCCTTTGCAGAAAGAACAGGATTCTTATATTTTGCAAGTTCCGACTGTCCCCAGCGCTCAGCATCAGCAGCAGTATAAGCGGTTGGCAGCGTCCAAACTTCTTCAGATACGCCGTATAAGTCTTGGCTTTCTTTATCCTCTACAGTAGCCAACCAGCTCTCACCCTCACCGTCAATGGCCGCACCTTTGATACGCGCATAATTTACGATCTTATCAATGCTTTGTGTCGGTTCAAATCCGTCAATATGCGGACCAACCCAAAAACGTGCTTCTTCATTGATCTCATCAACACGCGGCCTGAAGAAAAATTCCCGGTATTCATCAACGCCATAAACAAAATCTGTTGCAAACTCTGAAAGCTGTTCCAGCGCTTCCTTAGCACTCACACCGTCAAAAACGATTTTCTTAATATCATAATCAACGTCATATATTTTGTTGTCGTTATAAACAATACCAGTCTTAGCTTCAACCTGCCGACAAATATTACGCACAATATCAGCAATCTCCTGATTCTCATAAGTGCCAAAAATAAGCACCTTTTCCAGCTTATCAAAATAGCCATAACAGGTTATTTTATAATCTGTTCCAGTACCGCCGCTGTCAGGACGCGTTAAAACATGCCCGCTGTACCACGGCCGCTTATCTGCAAACAAATAAATATCAATCCGCTGTCCATAGCTTATTTCTGCAAAACTTGGAAACTGTTTGAAATTGAGCGTTGCGCTGCCGCAGCCTGTTTTAATATTTTCAAACTCGATTTTATTAAACGGATTATTTTCAGTATCCCTTGAAAAAATCGCTGTTTTAGTACCATCCTTGTTATAAAAAATAACCTGAACGTAATCAGGTATATATTTTACTTCCGAAGGGTCAGGCCCCGGCCCTGGCCCGCTTTGCTTTTTTACAGACGCTGCCCAAATATAACGTCCAAAAAGTTTATTGCCAAAACGCATATTCATGCCAGCCACCTGTTCCGCCAGCGGATTTTTACTGTACCGGCAGCACCATTAAACAAATAAGTATTTTCACCCGGTCTTGCGGTCAGAAACTGTCCGCTGAAAGCGTTAATAGCATTATAGATCCCACGGCGTACCGTACCGGCTTTAGTATCAACAATAAGCGTTGCCGGTTTAGTCAAAAGCGTATCCGCTACGCGCATACTATACCCGCTTTCAATATGCGTGATAGTTACGTCATTCATCGTTGTAAGCGGTATTAATTCAATGGTCAGCGGCGTTTCAACGCTACCGCCATTGCTGATAACAATTTGGGCATCTTTAGCAGCTATTGCAAATTCTGTAACCAGTTCAGATTCAGCGCTGTCATAGCGGAACGGGTCAGATAAAAGCAGTGTTATATCAACTTCACCTTTAGTCCCTTTGAAGCTGTCCACC